GACACTAGAGATCTTAATGCTGGGAATATTATAGGCGTATTAGACGTAATTGATAGTAATGGCAATACTTGGTATGAAGTTCCTAATTTAGCGCAAGAAAACGTATTTAATTCAATTAGAAACACAAATACAAACGATCCTAATTACTCAATAGATACAGAAGTACCATATTTATTAGAATTAAAATCAGTACAAAGAAGATTTGTTACAAGATTTTTAAATGAAAATACATTACAACTTCAATTTGGGGCAGGTAGCACTAGAAACATAGATGAAGAAATAATCCCAAATCCAGATAATGTTGGTTTAGGGTTACCTTTTGAAAAAACTAAATTAACAACAGCTTTTTCTCCCTTAAATTTTGTTTATACTAATACTTATGGAATTGCCCCATATAATACAACATTAACTGTAAGATATTTAGTTGGAGGAGGATCATCAGCTAATGTAGAAGCAGGAGTATTGACAGCAGTAGACGACACAAATATAAAATTTATTAATCCAGATTTATCAGACACAACCCTAGCAAATCAAATCTTTAAATCTATAGCTTCTAATAATGTTAAAGCTGCCGATGGAGGAATGGATGGTGATACAGTAGAAGAAATAAGACAAAATTCATTAGGTAATTTTCAAAATCAATTAAGAACGGTTACCCCACAAGATTATTTAATTAGATCTTTATCAATGCCTTCTAATTTAGGGGTAGTTGCTAAAGCTCATGTTCAGCCTTGTAAAGTAGGTGAATATGAAGCTGGTACTTTACCATCGGTTTTAGATTTATACATTTTAACATATGATATAAATAAAAAATTAAGATCGGCATCTGATATATTAAAAAGAAATCTACAAACATATCTATCAGAATATAGAATGATAAATGATTCTATTAGAATAAAAGATGCTTATATTATTAATATAGGGGTAAATTTTGAAATAATAGTTAGACCTAATTATAACAATGCAGAAACTATAACTAAATGTATTGACTCATTAACTTCATTTTTCAAAATAGATAAATGGCAAATTAATGAACCTATTATGATGAAAGATATTTCAATCCTTTTAGATAAAGTAGAAGGAGTACAAACTGTAAATAATGTAGAAATTACAAACTTAGCGGGAGAAAGTTTAGGTTATAGTAAATTTTCATATGATGTTAATGGATCTACTATAGATAATGTATTATATCCTTCAATTGATCCAATGGTTTTTGAAGTTAAAAATCCAACAGAAGATATTAGAGGTAGGGTAGTACCAATATAAAAATAAATTATGGCAATATATAAAATTTTTCCAACAAAAGATGCTTCTCTTTACTCTCAATTCCCAACTCAAAATACAGGACTTGATGAGGTTTTAGACATTTCAACATCAGTTAAAGAAGGTAGAGGTCAAACTAATAGATCATTAATACAATTTTCAACAACAGAAATAGTTGATACCATAGATAATCTAGTAGGTAGTGGAACATCATTTATTAATAGCACAATATTACCAACTTTTAGTACAGATGGTGGAGTACCACTTTTAGGAACATCTGGAACTTATAATAATGTTGTAATAAATGGAATAAGTAGTAAAGCTAAAAATGCTTTAGCTACAGTAATAATTGATGGTTTAGGGGAAATTACAAGTGCTACAATTACAAACACAGGATCATTTTACCAAAAGGGAGAATTGTTAAAAATCTCTTCTGGAGAATTAGGAGCAAATTCACTCCAAACAGAAACTACAGTAGGACTAAAATACGCAGATTTAGATTATGGGGCATCACTAAAAATATCAGCAGCCGTTGTTAGTGGGCTAAGTCAAAACAGTACAATAGAAGCATTCCCTATATCATCTAGTTGGAATATGGGAACAGGTAGATTTTATGATGACCCTAAAACAAAAAATGGATGTAGTTGGATATTTAACGAATCATCAGGATCTGAAGAATGGCAAACATCAGTATTTCCAGTAGGTACTCCTTATGCAACTGCATCATTTTCATCAAGTATGGAAGGAGGAGGAAGTTGGTATTATGCTGATCCTTCTGGTGTTGATTACGAATTTAAACAATTATTTTCATATGGAAATGATATTGACATTAATATTGATGTTCAAAGATCAATTAATCAACAATACCTATATGAGCAAGATTCTACAACAGGGCAAAAGAATGATGGGTTTATTGTAAAACAAACAGGTAGTCAAGAATTTTTAAACAATATAAATACTCAATCTACATTTAGATATTTTTCAATAGACACAAATACTATATATCCTCCTATGTTAGAATTAAAATGGGACGATTATAATTTTAATACCGGATCTTCAAATAATGTTATACTATCCCAAGCAGAATCATTCATATCAGTTTACAATAATGCAGGAACCTACTATTCAGGAAGTATTGCCAGGTTTAGGTTGGCGGGAATACCTAAATATCCTGATGTAGTATTTCAAACAGCATCTTTATATACTACAAATTTTTATTTACCCCCTCAAATATCATACTATTCTATAAAGGATACAGATACTAATGAGGTTATTATTAATTTTGATGAAAAATATACTAAAATAAGTGCAGATTCAACATCAAACTATTTTGATGTATATATGAATGGGTTAGAACCTGAAAGATATTATACTATTCTTATTAAAACGACAATAGATGGTTCTACAAAAATATTTGATGAAGATATAATGTTTAAAGTAGTAAATGGATAATGCAAGATAACTCTCAATCATATAATAACGCACCTAATTCTAATGCATCTTCTAATGCACCTTTAGATGATACTCAATTAAACAAGTCTACAGATGAAAATACATCAGTAACTTTAATTAGAACTGGGTATAATAGAGAGTCATTTAGATCTACATTTGATACAGAATTTAAAGAATTAGGAGTAGCTGAGCAAGATTTAAGTTTTTTTGATCCTAACTTGGCTTCCGTAGAAGATTTTTTTAATATATATAACAATTTGTTTTTTATTATTCCCAAATATGGAGATATAAATTCACATGAATTTTTAATTAAAGAAAGTAGTGATTATATAGATTATGCAGCTAATCAAGATGAAATTAAAGCATTATTAGATGAAATAGCAGAATTAAGAGCAACAAATTTACAACTACAAGTAGATATGGCAAGTATATTAGGTGCAAAACAAGTAATTGATAAAGCAATTGATGATGCAAGAGAAGCTGAAGGGTCTCAAGGATAATCATAAAGTAAAATAACAAAAGATGACAGAAATACCAGTATCTTCTTCTATGCAACAAATAAATCCATCATTATTATTTAATGATGGTTTTGAGTTAGAAAATAGTTCA